CCATTATTGGCCAGGAGCTATAGGTACCCATACCCTGTCCCACACTGTACTTGACTCAAGTGCCAAGTTCAGTGAGGAAGGGATGGCCAACTATTACTCCCCCCCAGGCCTCTACCATTTCCGAACTGAATCCTATTAAAATTAGGATGTCCTTTTGTAGGACCAGTGGTAACCGATCGGTTGCCGCTGTCAGGTCGAATGAGTAGAAGGCCCGCTCCCCTTCGGAGTATCAAGTCCGGAGGGTTTCCTGTCTCTCCATCTGGCGATAAGTGTAGTCGGACGGAATACGCTTTAGTATCCGTCTGATCACCTCGTGCAGAGGAGACAGGACAGACTGGGTGATCCAGTCACTGATGGCGATGTACCGTACTTTACCGAGTCCATCGGAGAAGGAGGACAGATACCGTAAGGTATCCTGTCGCTTCCTTCCCGAGACTCGCTTGAGTACGGCCGCCATCCGGGGCCCGACGAGACCCGCCACATTCATTAGAAAGCCTCACGGCCTCCATGAGTGTAGCGGATCGAAGGGATCCGTGGTGACTGGATAACCCAGGTGGATGCGAAACTCCTGCACCAGTGTTTCTAACTGGGGCAGCAGCCCATCCACGCACGGCAGGATGGCAACCTCCCGTGCTCGAGCCAGGAAGCCTTTCCCCATGGGCCCTCTTGTGCGTCAAAAGGAACTCGTAAGTTCCCCGATGCTCAAGAGGCGGACATGGTCGAAGACCTCCCGCCCCCCTAACCGGACGATCTCCGCCGGGGTGGTCAACTGTCACCTCAGGATATTCCATCCTGAGGAGAGTTCCAAACGCACCTGATGTAGTGATGCCTCACAAGAGGCCCGTAAGGGCTGTGTGATGGTGTCATACACAGGCGTGTATGGGGACTCTATGTACCGATAAGATCGGTACAGTGACAGTAAGACCCGTTTGTCCCAGGGTCTCAGGGTATCCCACACATCTAGAAGAAGTTCTAGATGTGGGGAGACACCCCGCCTACCAGTCTTACGTCACTGATCCTGATTACACTTCAGGATCGTGCCAGTAAGATAGTAGGTGCGGAGGATTAAATAGTCCTCCTTGACCCGAAGGGCAAAGAGGTCTCTCTGGGTGGTCCGAAGACCACTCAGGAAGACCGTGAGGTACTCACGCATTAAGCGTTTTGTACGCACCCTCTCCGCAAACCCCGTAAGGAGTTTGTGAAGAGAGCAGATGGTATCTTCCACTTTCTCCTTCCATCCAAGATGGGAGGACCCGGTTCTTGCGAACCGGTGTGTGGGGGAGAAATCTCTTACACCCGAAAGGGCTGGGACTCCACCCCCAGATAAAAGTGGAGGGAACTGGTGCGTCGCTCACGAAAG